TGACAAATCGACCTCTAAATATCACACAGAAAAAAAAATCCCCAGGAAAAAATAAGATGTATTACCCTCGCAAAAGAAGACCATACTGGAACTTCTTTAGAGTTGTGCTTGCTGGATGGATGATTCGTTATCCAAAACAAACAATATTCATTCCTCTTGGATTTTTATTAGTCATGATATATAATATTGTTGTGAAATAAAATCACAAAAAAAAAATTTCCCGGAAAAAAATAATGCACAATACCGAAAAAATATATCACATATATGCAAAGAATAAATGTTTATTTCACTCAATTAAAGAAGAAGATTTTCATACAACATGGAATACTATAAGAGGAATGATAAGTCTGACTCAAACTGATTATAATCTTCAAGATTTGTCATATGAAGAATTGCATTTAAATCGAGAAGTATTATTAAATTCTTCTTATTGACAAGACATATATAGACTGTTAAAATTGAAATGAAGGGAGAGTTAAATTTTTATGGCAAAAGGATTCACTGTTAAAGCTGCGGCACCAAGAGCATCATCATCAACAGAAGATTGGAATTATGATGCGATTAAAGAAAGAATGAAAGGAAAGAGTATTGTTTTCTGTCTTCCGGGTCGTGGATGTTCTTATATTTTTCTCAAGGCATTTGTACAACTTTGTTTTGATATTGTACAAAATGGAATGAGTATTCAAATCTCACAAGATTACTCATCAATGGTAAACTTTGCACGTTGTAAATGTTTAGGTGCAAATGTATTACGTGGACCAAAACAAATTCCTTGGGATGGTAAATTAAATTACGATTATCAATTGTGGATTGACTCGGATATTGTCTTTGACACAAATAAGTTCTGGCAACTTTGTGATATGGCATTGAATGCGGAAGGTGAAGAAAAGGAAATTGTAGGTGGTTGGTATGCAACAGAAGATGGTCAGACAACATCTGTCGCACATTGGTTAGAAGAAGATGACTTCCGCAAAAATGGTGGTGTCATGAATCATGAAACTGTAGAAAGTATCTCAAAACGTCGTAAGCCATTTACAGTTGATTATACTGGATTTGGTTGGGTACTAATTAAAAAAGGCGTATTTGAAAGTCTTGAGTATCCTTGGTTTGCTCCAAAGATGCAAGTTTTTGAGTCTGGTGCGGTTCAGGACATGTGTGGCGAGGATGTCTCATTTTGTCTTGATGCAATGGAAAAAGGTTTTCAAATTTGGTGTGATCCAAGAATTCGTGTTGGACACGAAAAAATGAGAATTATTTGATATCAAAGTAATCTTATATGTTAAATCGTAAATCACTGATCGGATCAGAAGAAGTTGAATCTCATCCCAAAAATACTCGACAGGGAAATGGGAAACACACAAAATATTCTGCAACTAGCAGAAATAATGCACGAAAACCTCTTAGAGGGCAAGGTAAATAATCTTTCAAGGCATCTCTTCTTTGAGGTGCCTTTGATTATTTTATTAAGATCTTATAAGTGCTTTATAGGGACCTTATAAAGTTTTTGTCGTTCGTTCGCCTCTCGCTTGAAGAAAATTTAAATGACAAAAAGATGAATTGAATAAAACTATTTTTAAATCAGGAGCGTTTAAAAAAACTCGTAAAAGAATCTCAGCTCTTAGATTATTCAGCGCAACCTCTCATAATGGTAAATAGTTAAAATAAGAATAATTACATGTCTTGTTTAATTGCTAATCTTCCTTCACAAGAAGTCTGGGTTCGTAAAGAATATTTAACTGATCATCAAAGTGGATGGGGTGAATTTGTTAAAGGTGTTTGGGTATCGGCTAAATCAATACCCGGACGTGTTTTTTATTTTGAGACATATTTACCAGAGTATGCTGCAATGTATGATAAACTACCAATTAGTGCCTTTGTAGCACGTCCTAAGACACCTATTCCTGACTTAGACCTACCTAACCTACAATTCTGGAATTGTATGGATTATGGAGTCGTTGCAGTTCAAAAACAGTTTATTGGATCTATGGATTATGAGTGTTATACACGCGACTTTGGAGCTCAGAGAGGTGTATATATTTGTACTTTAGATAATTATCATCAAGATCCTGATGTAATTGATTATGCAACGAGTGAAAATCCAGCAGAACACAAGTCACATAATCTGATTGAGTTGCAAAATGGTCAATTTGCACTCTACCCTAACAATAGAATACGCATCTATGACAACAGTTTGACTCCCAATGAACCAAAAACACCCGATTTTAAGGTCTCTACACACTACTATCAGGTTGAAAGTGGTTATGAACGACTTGGAATTGGTTATGAAGATGAATATTTTTGGAAAACGGCACAAGAACGGGATAGAAACCCCGCAAAAAGTTCTGATTTAACTAATCAGGAGCAAAAAAATGGGAAAACCTTCGGATAGAAATCAAAATTATATGAAAAAAATGTGGGGAACTACAAAATTAATCACAGATTATTCAGTAACACCTCCAAAAATGCTTCGTGAAATTGCAAATGACAATTTAACGCCAAAAAAACACGATTTTTTGACTCAAAATGAACTTCACAAAAAAATTCGTAACGATGAAGATTATGATGATTGGGAATATGGAACAGAGCCTCTTTATGAGTCAAAAAACTGTAATAAATAAGATAGATTTAGAGTATTAAATGCCTTTAGAGCGAATTAGTCAAGGTTTTAAAGACATTAGCATGTCTTTTCAGGTAAATCCCCTGAATCTAGATCTAATTGCTTTGAAAAATGAGAATGCAATTGCTCGTTCAATTCGTAATATTGTATTTACTCTTCCAGGAGAGAAATTTTTTGACTCAGATTTTGGATCTCGAATTTCAGATTCTCTTTTTGAAAATATAGATGAAATTTCCGCATCAATTATTCAAGATGAAATAAGAAATTCAATTACAAACTATGAACCACGAGTTGAATTAATTGATGTTCAGACAACTCCTGATTATGATAATACAACATTTGATGTTTTGATTCAATATCGAATTATTGGTGCTGATGTGTTGCCACAGCAACTTGAATTTGTTTTGCAATCTACTCGGTAATTAGGTAAATGCCATTAGTCAATTTTACAAATCTGGATTTTGATCAGATTAAAACAACTCTTAAAAATTATTTAAAGTCAAATTCTAATTTTACGGATTATGACTTTGAGGGGTCTAATCTATCAACAATTCTTGATGTTTTGGCATATAATACCTATATCACTTCATATAATGCAAATATGGTTGCAAATGAAGTTTTTATTGATAGTGCAACACTCAGAGAAAATGTTGTTTCTCTTGCAAGAAATATTGGATATGTTCCAAGATCAAGAAAGGCAGCAACATCAACAGTCAGTTTTTTTGTAGATACTTCGAACATTACTCCACCTCCAGTATCACTTACTTTACATAAGGGCCCAATTGCGAGTACTTCAGGATCTTTCGGTAATCAATCATTTGTATTTTCAATACTTGAAGATATTACTGTACCAGTTTTTAATAACATTGCATCATTCGATGAAATTCAAATTTATGAAGGAGTTTTATTAACAAGTGATTTTACATATAATCCTAGAAATCCAAATCAAAAGTATATTCTTCCAAACTCTGGAATTGATACTGATTTAATTTCTGTTATTGTGAGACCAAATCAAACTTCTACAATATCAGTTAAATATAATCTTCAAAATAGTTTATTTAATGTAAATTCAGAATCTGAAGTTTATTATATTCAAGAAATTGAAGACGAAAGATACGAATTAATATTTGGTGACGGTGTTTTTGGAAAAGCACTAAAAGATGGAAATTATATTCAGGTTTCATATATCACATCAAATGGTGATAGTGGAAATGGAATCAGTCAATTTACATTTTCGGGAAGACTTTCATATACTCGAAATTCAATTACATATAATATAACCTCAGGAATTTCTTTACTCTCAACAGGATTAATATCTTCTGGTGGAGAATCTATTGAACCAGTGGAATCGATTCGTAAATTTGCTCCTAGAATTTATGCAACGCAAAATCGAGCACTTACCTCAAATGATTATGAAACGTTAATTCCTGCAAAAATTTATCCAGAAACTGAGTCAATTTCTGTATTTGGTGGAGAAGAACTCATTCCTCCACAGTATGGAAAAGTTTTTATTAGTATTAAACCAAGAACCGGTGATTTTATACCTAATTTAATTAAAGAAAATATCAAAATGATGTTGAAGCAATATGCAGTTGCAGGAATTGTTCCAGAAATTTTAGATTTAAAGTACCTATATCTAGAGGTAATTTCAAAAATTTATTATAATTCAAATTTAGCACCAAGTTCATCCAGTGTATCAAGTATAATTCAATCAAATGCTCTTAAATATGCAGAGTCATCAGAACTTAACAAATATGGTGCTAGATTTAAATATAGTAAATTTTTAAAAATTATTGATGATAGTCACGATTCAGTAACATCAAATATTACAATAATTCAAATGAGAAGAGACTTACGAGTAGTCTTAAATTCTTTTGCTGAATATTCAATTGGATTTGGAAATGAATTTCATATTAATAATATGAATGGATATAATATTAAATCGACAGCATTTAAAATATCTGGAATTTCTGAGGAAGTTTATATGTCTGATATTCCAGATACCAATCGAAATACTGGATCGATATTTATTTTTACACTTCCTAACGTATCTTCTTTAAATCCAACAATTGTAAAAAGAGGAATTGGAAGAATTGATTATATGAAGGGGATTATTATATTAAATCCAATTAATATTACATCTGCAAAAGTTAAAGATGGCCAACCAATAATACAAATTTCAGCAAATCCACATTCAAATGATGTAATTGGAGTGCAGGATTTATATTTGCAACTAGATATCAGTAGCAGTATATTTGAAATGGTAATTGATAAAATTTCATCTGGTTTAGATCCATCAGCATCAAACTATATTGTATCTTCAAGTTATGGTAATGGGAATTTGGTAAGAGCATCTGGTTTAGATTCATCAACATCAAACTCTAATGTAACTTCAAGTTCTGGGGCATCAAACAATAATGTAACTCCAAGTTTTAGTAGTTCTAGTAGTTCTAGTAGTTCTAGTAGCGGGAATTCATATTAAGCATAAAAATGAAAGAAAAAAGAATTCAATTTAACAATATTGTTAAAAATCAACTTCCAAATTATGTAATAGAAGAATTTCCGTTAATTTCTGAATTTTTATCACAATATTATGTTTCTCAAGAGTTTAAAGGAGCTCCTGCAGATTTAATTCAAAATATTGATAGGTATATCAATGTTGATGAAATAACTAAACAAGCAGACTCAACGATTCTTGGACCAAGTATTTCTTTTTTTGATACGGAAATTTTTGTAGATTTAAGTGATAAGGCAACAGAGGGATTTCCAGATTCTTACGGAATTTTGCAAATTGATGACGAAATTATCGCATATACAAAAAAAACACCAAATTCTTTTACTGGATGTATTAGAGGATT